TCCTTAAATAAGACTAGGGTCTAGCCGCAAAAATTCCTCGTCTGACATACTAAGCGGGTTGTAATCCGCTTTGCCTGAACTAGGTGCAGCCGGTTTGGATGGGCTTGCAGCCCTGCGTTTATCCCGCCGTTTTGCATCGTTAACGATAGGTTTTGGAGCTGCCGCTTTTGATGGACTTTTGACCGGTACTTTCTCGTTTGAGAACAGGTGGTCAAATGCACCATTTTCTTGCATGGCATCGCCTATTTGCCTATACGCCTCGATGTCAGAAACACCGCTTAAACGCCCAAACATTCGTTCCCTTTCTACCTCAGTACTTATCAAGTCATAAACGCCACTAGCTATGTGACCGCTTATTACTTTCAACAGTTGTGGTTGATCAGCTACGATCTGTTTGCTCTTGTCGTCCCACTTAGTGCCAACAATATTCAAAGTCTGGTCATACGTCTCAGAGTCACGTAACTCTTCAAGGACGGTATCCAATTCAACTTCTCGGTCGTCAACAGTGCGCTGGGCCGGTTTGTAATTAACATCCTCATCAAGGTTCAGGTCCATCGGATCAATCTTGCTGTCGGTTAACAGCTTTTTGATTGCTTCTGGGTTTCCCTCGTTAAGGTCAATTAAGAAACTTAATTTATCTTCATTGAGCAGCTGGTGTTTCTCCAGCAGCTTTAAATGCTTTAGATTTGGCTTTAGGCCGGACATCTTTTTGTTATAGTTCGCGCCCATCTGCATCAGTCGACGTGCGTCTTCGACGCTGTCGACCTTCATATCTTTGCCGTTGGCTTTAAATGTGGCTAAGAGGCTTTCGTACTCTTTCTTGTAATCAATTGTGGGTTCATCAGTCTCGCTCGTATCCTGCTCGCCTGCATCCTCGGAGTCTGCCTCACCCGTGGTGTCGGGGTTTTCTCCGTCTTCCTCTGCCTCTTCAATAGGCGCATCTTGATCAATCTCTTCAATATCCGGATTTTCCGGATCAACCTCTTCCTCATTTTCCTCTTCTACATCACTGGTAACAGGCTCTTCTAGCCCATCTTCTTGTTCATTATTAATTTCAGGAGCGTCAAGATATTCATCTCCACGCTTAGCGAAATCTTCATCCGATAAAGTGAAAACATCCTGCTCTGTTTCAGCAGCTTCGCCAGCCATCAGTAGGCTCCCTCACCTATTTCATCTATTTGTAGCTCGCCATCACGAATGGCATCTCTAGCCATTTCGCCTGTTAAAAAACGCGCATTAAAGTATTGCTGTAAAGCGCCAATGCCATCTATCTGTTTGATAATGGCGCTTTGGGTGGCTTCACCGGACATGGCAGGAGTGGCTTTCATTTCGACAAGACGGGCAGGCTCTTCTTTAAAGTAGCCCTGCTTAATAACCAATTTGAAATCAGGATTCTCAAATAATCTTTCTAATGCATCTGCGCTACGAATTATCTCTCGTGCGTCGTCCATTTGAATCTGAATGTCTTGTACAGTTACTTCTGACTGCGTATCTCTCATGCTTAGTTCTTCCCATCATTGCTAGTTAGTTAACAGGTTTACTTAGCGGACTCTAATTTAAGAAAAAAACCTTTTCTGAATTATTTTTTGCCCTTCAAATAGTTATCAAGCTGGGTAACGTTATTCAATTCCATTTGGTTAGATTGCTTAAGAGCTTCTAATTCCATGTTTCCTCTTGCTTGTTCCCCTTGCAGTTCTTTATCACGCGCCTGCGTGACACCAGACTCTTGTTCAATAAAGTCGAGATCAGTCTTATCTGCCGAGCTACTCATCTGACGGCCTTGCGCTGCTTCAGTGCTTGCTTTAGCCGTGTTGAGATCAGCGTCAGTAAAGTTTTCTACAGTCTCAGACTTAACTTTCATGATTTCAGCTTTTTTGAGCTCTATCTCAAGTTGAGCCAACTCTTGCTGTACAGGATCAGGCTGTGGCTGAAACTCTTCTATCTTCTTGGCCAGTCCTGGCATCTTTCTGAGCAGTGCAATGTCGCGCAGAATCATGTTGGTCATCTCAGGATCGCCATTAGGGCCAATGGTTTGCAGCATCATTGCTAACTCGCCCGCTTTAGAGTTGTCTTCTTCAGCAGTACTAATGTCTACGACTAAATCAAAGTTACCTTTAAGATCATCTCTGCGTATCGCCACAAAACTTTCATTGGTAATTCGTATGATTTCTTCGTCTTCAAGGAACTCGCTGTTCATCGAAATAATCTTTCGACCAATCTTGGTCATACCAGAAGCCAAACGCCTAAGCATGCCTGTTTCACGTTTAGCGGCACTGTCTAGTGCACCGTTAATACCGGTAGCAACTTCGCCTAATGCGCCAGAATTAATCCCTTGAGAGAACGCTTTAACGCCAGTCATTGACTCAGCTTCAAAGTTTTGTAGCTCAATCATGAACTGACTTGAGCTAGGTAATTCTGGGTACTGATGCATGTAAAAAGCCATGCGCGGATCGACATTACCGTTGTACTGGTAGTCTTTGCCTGTCTGGAATCGGCGTAGGTTTATAGAATCTAATGCGCCTTTTCTAGTACCCATTTGGCCATTAGCAGATCGGCCCATGGTATCGACCATGCCCCTGGTAATTGCGCCAATAATCTTTTGATTGTCTTCTAGCAGAGCGCCATCTGGCTCGCCGTACAAAGAACCTTTGACGGGCAAGGCTGGGACAAACACAAAAGGTAACTCTCCGTCCGGATGAGGAGATTCCTCCATCCGAATCATTGTGCCTTCTACCCAAGTACATATGATTGGCTTAGCAATACCACTGTCGTCATAGTCCCAGTACCCCCAGTAGTCGTACGCTATAACGCGTTTACGTGACATGTCTTTTGACTGAAACGAGTGCAGTTCTTCGTCATTAACTTCGTGATCTGGGTCTGAAAGAGCTGAAGCGCCTTCGACGTTAATCAGATCGATATTCTGGTACTTGCCTGCTTTTTTAAGATTACTGGTTGTTGTTTCATAGCTGTGAATTACAAAACCAGCCTTACTTAAATCTCCCCGGCAGGAAAAGTCGGGCATGACATTACGGTAATCACACACTTCGATATAAGGTGCGTTTTTAACCGTTTTAGTTGTAGTAACCTCTTTAAAACCAGTGATATAAGCCTCTACCGGAGCACCGCTTCGCATTGTTTCGTCATGCGCAGCTTGTAACTCTTTAGGTACTTCTGACTGATAACCAGTTGGGTTACTTTCCATCATCTGGTGTAGTTCTTCGTGCAACTCTGCCATTTGAGGCGCAGGCTCATAACCATAAATTGGCTTATCTTCGGTAACGTCTTCTTCTTCAAAGTCCCAACTAAGTTTTACAATAGCCGTGCCTTCGTCAACCGTTGCCCGAACAAAATCATCGATGAAGCTTTGCTTATCGATCTTGGTACTTATTTGATTATTGATGACTAGTTGATTTTGCCTAGCCGGCTCTTTGTCTTCCCAAGTTACAGGCTTAAGCGTGTAAAGCTCTTCTGTAGAAAGGAACGGTTCGGATAGGGCAGGGTAACGCCATTCTGCTTGCTTTCGGATTAGTCTAGGCTGAACTTGCGAGTAGCCTTTTGGCGGCTTAATTTTAGCGCTGCCTTCCATGTGTAGGTTATCTAACCAACCACGGATCTTATTTTTTTGCGTATCAAACGCGTCTTTACTATCAGTTTGTTCCTGCTTAAGGTCCGCCAAAGTAGGTGCAGAGGTCCAACCCTCCGGTGTGATATCTGATTCTTTATTCTTATCAGTATCAGTATCAATTGTCGTGGCTTTATCTTCTTCGGCCATCTACGTCATCTCATCTACGTTAGTCATCTGGCTAACGTAGCAGGCACAAAAACCTTTTTCTGGGATTACTTTACGCAAACCCTCTGCTGGTTAATTTGACGTTTTCGTAGTCGGTGTCTATCTCAAAGTTAAAACCTTTAAGTGACATTATTTCTTGCTCAAATTTAATGGCGTAGTTGTTACCTTCGTGCATTTCACCACCAAACCCCATTGAGTTAGTGACTCTGCTAGCGACGTACAAACACAAAGCCCACAGATGTGATCGAGGTAGTGTGATCGTGGTTGCAGCAGCAGATGCCCAAGGCAGAGAGGCGGGTATAAGCGCATGATCAGCTTGATAGACAACAGACAGGCTAGTTGTCTCAAGAAGCCAAGGAGCTTTGACAACGTTAGTCGGTACAATGAGGGTCTTGTCGATTGTCCGGATAGCTCGCTCATTATTAAGTTCGTTTAGCGGGATCTCATAATCTTTTGCAAGGTAAGTACCGTTAACACGCATGATCTTTAACAGATCATCGTTAGCGGGAGCCAGCACATAGTTTGCTT